GGTCATGTCCCTGACCCATGTAACCCAGCGGGTGCTGCATCTCCTTTCAGAAACGCAGCACCCGTTTTTATTTTACGCCTGCACTAGGTGCTTGACCGCAGCCGTATCGGACAAGCAGCCGTCTAAACGAATGTAGCCCAAGATACCGAAGTCAGGCGCGAAGCGTTCACGCGCAACGTAAATGCTAGGCTGGCCCACCTTACGAACATAGAAGCGGCTCATATCACCAAACAGGATTGTTTTGTTACCTGTCGCGATTGACGCCATATCTTGGTTCACAACAACTGGATAACCCAAGATGTTTTGCGGTGTTCCAATTTGGAAGTCGCCCATTTGCCATAGGTAATTTCCGTTTCCATCCTTCAACTTACGGATCGCTTTTAATGTGCTGTCATTCATCATGATCGCAGCATTTGGCGATTGGCGATAAGCAGGATCAACGGAATGTACCAAGTCGATGATTTCATCAGCAGTCACAGCAGTCGCAGAGGCAGCAGTTACGCCAGCCGCTGAGTTTGTGACGATACCTTCGACATCAGATGAGCCTGAACCAGTGGTTAGTTTCGCGTTTGCGATACGACCCATGCGCTCACCAAGTAGACGACCCAATAGGCTTTCCATGTTAAAGACGCTGTCTGCGTTTAGTTCCGCTGACCAACGCACCCACTCAGTGTTAAATGCATATGCGTTCAGCGTTTTCTGACCGAATGTCGCGTCTTTGCCGCCATCGTCGGTTGGCTGAGTACCCTCAGTATGCGCTTCAGCAGTCGTTGTCGTGTCGTCCAACGTTGGAATATTGAACGGGTTGCCCGCTGCTGTTTCGATGCTTGTAAACACTGGACTTGTGTACATCGGCCCAAACGCTTTCATGCTTTCGACAATAAACGTCGCTAGCTCAGTTGGGACTGTGTAACCACCAGCAGAGTTCGTCGATCCAACTTGGACGCGATATTCTTTCAGAACATTGCGAACCTCTGGCTCGACATACGCGTCACCACCGTTTGCAATCATTTCAGCAAATGCAGCGCGGTAATCCATGGTCAAACCATTATCTACCGCTGGGGCAGTGCGACCTTCGGCTTCTGGGATTTTTGTGGTGTCAGTCGCTTCTAGCTTTTTAAACGCCTGAGCAACGCGATCTTCACGCTCAACACGTGCAGCTAGCTTGTCGTGATCCGCCATCATAGCGTCAAATTCACGTTCAATTTCTGCTGCGCGTTCTTCGGGTGTTTCATCAGTTACTTCTGCTAATTTGTTACGTGCTTCGGTGGCAATAGCAGCCATCTCTTCACGCATTGTATTCATCTCTGTCATGAGAATTTTCCTTTGCGAGTTAGGGATTGGCGAGCCTTCATCCGCATTCTGCGGGCTGCTTGGCTCTTTTTCTGTGCTTTGCGATGCCGCTCCAAGCTGCGCAGACCGATCTCGGTGCCGCTGTACGCTGGGGTCGTAACGATAGATACGTCGTGTAGCTCCGCTTCCTCTATAGTACGACGAGGCATATCATCCTCATCATCCCACGACTGGCGGGTCGGCACGAACGCAAAACTCATTTTATCCAAGTCGCCCCGTTTCATTTTTGGGACGATTGCTCGGACATCTGGATCAGTAGGATCAAGCAGCGCACGAATGTGCAGCCCGTGATCATCCTCTGACAATTCTAGGGTTCCGCTACGGCTACGCGCCAAAGGCAACCCATCATGGTTTACAAGAAACACAACATCATCACGGCCAATCGCATCTCGGAAAGCACCCTTTGCAATCTGCTCTCGCCACTGTCCGCCTATAACTGTTTCCTGATTAAAGACAGCCGCATAACCTTCGACGGCGACCGTCGCATCATCAATAGCCCGCACCTCAAAAGATGCAGACTGCCGACTTTCTCGGTTGTCCATATTATGTTCCTCTAAATGTTTAGAAATTTAAGTCGTTGAGACTTGTATGGTGCGGCGAAAGCCGTCCTATATTTGCCTTTGCGTGGGTTGATCACTCCACCGTGTCAGCTCACGCATCGGCATACTGCCATTTTGTCGCAGTGTACTGATTAATCCTATTTTAAAACCGAGCCGTATCACCGAGTACAATGTTTTCCTTAGCATTGTATTTTCCTCGCGGGTGAGGCTCTCCTGTTTTTGTGTCGACTACGAAACGTCTCCCTCACCCGCACCCTGGACCTCAATCGGCACAGTTGCACCTTGGATCATAAGATCATCGCCAGCAGGTAATGGCTCTAAGCCTTCTTTTTCACGCACTTCATTCGGTGTTTTAATTCCGTTCTGAATTGCTGTTGCATGGGCTTCCATGCGTGTCTTTAGATCACCACGAAGCAAGCTATCCACGTTAAAGCGCACCTCAAAGTCACTATCACGACCAAACAGCTTCAGGTTCATCTCCTGCTCTGATTGTTCGATCCATCGACGCAAGGTATGCTTCACAAAGTGCAAATCCTGCTGCTCTGTATTGCTGTAGGTTCCTTTTGAAAGGTCCTGCAAAAACACAGGCGGTAACGCGTAAATACGTGCAATCTGTTCGATGCAGAATTGCTGTAGCTCCAACAGTTGCATCTGCTCAGGCGAAAACCCGACCGACCGCAACTCATGCCCAGCAGGGAGAGCCATCACAGGACGCCCTTCCCTTGCAAGCCTTGCAGTGGTCGCAGCAATGTCTTCCGATGCTCTCTGAGCCGCTGCGCCGCTCTGGAATGGTCCCTGTAGTACCGCAGGCGGAATGCCACCAGATTGGAAGGCTTTCGATCCGTAACGCGCTGCTGCAATCGCCAATCCGATGATGTCCTTGTTCGTCATCACAGGTCCACGGATGTCGATCTGATTGTGCTTAAGCATGAAGTGTAAATCGATTACTTCCGATGCCTGATACACACGGCTTTTACTGCGATATGTCTTTGTCGGAAACTCTGCAGTCACCTGCTCCTGCACATGCAAATCAGCAGGGTCTAGCGGAACAAGATCGGTAACATCACCACGGCCATTACGCAGAATTAAAATTACAGAGCGACCGCCCGTCAAAACCTGTTCATAGCTATACTTGCGCCACTGAAAGGATGACGTTGTTGGATTGATCGCACGGTTGAGCCACGCACCAATGCCGTCAGTCACACGCTCGTTTCCGCGATACACCTCAAGCGGCAAGCTGGCCAACGTGCCTGAGATAAAGTTGACCGCCGCCCAGACCGCAGGCACACCCAGCGCGTTATCGATATTGACGGTGACGCCAGCTGGGGATTGAAAGTCGCCCCACCCCATAATGTGCAAAAAGTTTTCAGCAGACACAGGCGCATTTGGGTTTTCGAGTGACCTCACCTCTGCTTTTTTAAAGTTGTCAAAAAGGCCCATGGCATGTTTCCTGTGTTTCAAAATGGAGGAACCATAATGAACGATATTTATTCAAAGATTATGCTTACGATTATCGCCGCCGCGCTCTGCGTAAACGCGTTTCAAAACATGAATTTAGTGCAGCCTGCCTTCGCTAACGCTGAACAAATTCACAAAATCACGATATGTGACACAGATGGTAGTTGCCTCGCTAACGTAACGCGCGCATCTTTTCCTTAAATTGACAACGTGACAATTAAATAGAAAAGGCCCAAACAGTGCGTCTCTGTGTGGGCCAGTCTAGAACAACAATCAGGGAGGAATGTTGTTATCTTAGACATAATGCTGCGGTGCGGCATTGCCTATGCGGCATTTTATCACTTTCGGTATTTTTGGTCTAAGGTTAGCCTTTCCCGCACATCGCGCTTGTAGCCAACACAAGCAGCTTGATGGGCGTGGACGGCGTCAGGGAGGAGTTGTCCACGCTACACTGCCAACTTAAAGTCTGGATCATCCCACGGCGAAGTAGGCTGAATTAAGTCATCCGCACTCATGCATCCCAACGCCATCGCCAGAGCAACCAGTCCGTCAATCTTTGAGTAGCTTTTGGCTTTGTGCAGCTTCCTGTTTCCAGCAGGGTCTGATTGCACAACCGCACCCGCTGCGCACATGTTCAGAATTGGGTTGCCACCGTGGCACAGCTTGCGCTCGGCAACTAGGCGTTCGAGTTTATCAACCGCAGGAGACATGTCGCGAAACCCCTGCCCGAACGGCTGCATAGGTATCTGTGCACCTATGTTGTCCAGCTCACGCGTAAAATCATTAATCCGCCAGCGGTCATACGCCAGCAGCTGTAAATCATATGTCTCTGCGATCTCTCCTACAGTCTGAGCAATCACAGCTGGCTGAATAACTGGACCGTCGATAGTTGTTAGGTACCCGTCGTCGCACCAGTGATCCCAGGGAGTTTTCTCGGCAAGTGCCTTATCGCGCAATCCGTCTTCTGGGAGAAAGAAGTATGGAACAACGTGATGGATGTCGGATTTTGGAAACACCAAGATCAGAGCAGTCAAATCTCGGCTAGCGGATAAGTCTAAACCTGCAAAGCAAAGATCGCCAGGTTCGACGACGGGTGGCGCATTGTTCACTTCCCATTCGGCCCGTGAAAGGAAAGGCGACTGCGCTTCAATCCGTTGATTGAGATACAACCAGCGGAAACTGTTGGCCTTCGCAGGCAGACGTTCTGCTTGCTTGGCAAAATCTTCAATATCTGTGAGCGAACGAAACTGAGCCATCGCAGGGTTAGCTGCAGCCCACGCATTTCGATCTGTGATCTCACAATCTTTCGGTGCGGTATAGAGATGCGACACGATACGTGGATCGGCAGAGTTTGCGGCGTCATCCAACCACAGCGAGAACAGGTCACCGTCCGTCGCGGCTTGCGTGCTGATGGCAATCAACAGGGGCTGATGATGCGCACCTTGCGCCGTCTCAATAGCCTCGACGAACGGATCGTGAGGACCACGCACTTGCCCGACTTCATCGAGCACAGCTAGGGTAGGTGACAGCCCGTGCGCAGTCCGCGCCTCAGCTGAGATCGCTTTATATTCGACATTACAGGGTAAACCGACCAACGACTTCTGGCTCGGGATAATCCGCACAATTTTTATCAGCTCATCAGACAGTCTGACCATCTTTTCAGCAAGTTTAAAAACCAAAGACGCTTGATCGCGAGATCGCGCACCACTGATGATTTGGCTGTTTTGCTTTGCTTCTGGCCCCACCAAGTGAGCAAGGACGATAGCTGCAATTAGTGCCGACTTACCGTTTTTCCTAGCCACCGACAGATAAGCACGAGAGGTACCCGCTGGATTATCGTAGACGTCGAGAACAAACTTACGCTGAAAGTCTAACAGCTTAATCGGCTGGCCAACTTTGCTACCTTCTGGGATCAGACAATAGCGTTCAATGAACTGGCAAACCTTTTCTCCGCGTGTCGTCATTTGGTGATTTTATCCAGTTGTGATATGCTTTGTGCGCAAACATAAAGGAAATAAAAATGCCAAGGCGTTCCGAAGAGCAGCGGATCGGCAGCGTTGTAATCTATTTTTGCATCGCAATTACTGGTGTCATTTCGTTGTATGTGACATTCATCGCCGTGTAGCCCGATTGTACATAAAAGTATTTATTTGACGCTATTTGATACAATCCTACCTAGATTGTATGAAGCAGTATCAAAAAAATACAAACCACACAGACGCTCTACTTAACATTGCAACGAAGCGCGGCGCATTTGATCGCATTGCGGCTTACCAGTATTGCATAGAGAAAGAGTGGCTGTGCGGATATGGCCAAGTCACAGATAAAGGCTTTCAAGAAGTGACTGCGAATAGCTACACAGATACTACTGCGGCCTAGCAATTAAATCGTCTGCTCCGACCTTCGCAATCGCTGAACGTGCTTTCGTCTCTAGCTTTGCGAAGCCATTGAGTGTTCGGGGATCGGAAGCAGTCTGGTTGAGGGACATGCTGCGGATGACCGCAAGCTGCCTTCGTTCGAGTGTATCAATGACCGATAACAGCGGATTAGGGATCGGTGTCCCACGCTTGTTTTCAACCATCATTCCGACTTCGTCTAACTCTGTTTGAGCAGTGCGAATGTCGGCTTCCATGCGCACTATTTTAGCCAGCAAGATCAGGTCCATATCACGCCAATCTTCACGTGCGCGGGCGCGTGAAAACTGGTGCCAGATTGTACGCTCTAAATCTGATCGCAGTTCGATCCCATCAGGAAGCGGCACATCAGACATCACACCCGCGAAACCTTGGACGGCTGCAGTCGTGCTGGATTTATCGGTACGTTTTTTTTGACTCATTACTTGGTGCTTTTTGAGAATCGTGTTTTGGTGCTCGCAAGATGGAACAACCAAAAGTAAAAGTTATTCACTTGTTAGGCGCGGTCGCGATGATTGGTGCGATCACCTATCAAGTTTTCATCTAAAATTTCCGTAAACGCAGAAAAAGACGAGATCCGACGCCGGTTTGTGTGTTATCAACTTTTGTCTTTGACCCACCCCCCATCACAGATATTCTAAATTTGTAAATGGAGATCATTATGTCTACACAAGAATGCGTTTTAACATCCACTAACATTGTTACCTTAGCTTCTCAGCAAGATTTGAATATCTGGTCTAATTTTTGGCACACACACGAACAAGAGTTTTTTGATGACTTGCGTGAAAAAGGTTGCATACGATTGGTGAGAGGTAAGGTTTGGAATAAGGAAAATCTAATCAAAATCTCCCACCAATATGAATATTCCAGTGCAGAAGCATACACTGCTTGCCAAGAGGTCATTCAACAATGGCAAAAGCGTGATGACTTCAAACAAATGGTAACATCTGTGAATGTGAAAATTGAGGCATTCAGAAGTGCAGTCGTAGCAGAGTTTACCTAACAAATAACACTTGGATGTTTTGGATCGACAGGCCAACCATCGCTTCCAATCGTGCTGTCGTAACCCAGTGCCTCTTGGCTTTGAATGTCGCCACTGTGGCACGTCCAGCAGACAGACTGCAGGTTATCTAAATCAAAGAACAGTTCGAGATCGCCTTTGTGCGGATTGAGGTGGTGTACGACCGCGCTGCGTGGATGATCCCTACCCGCTTGTAAGTGTGCGCCACAGCCGCTGTGCTGACATCTGTATTCGTCTCGTGTGAGTGCCTAACGCCTTAGCGT